GCGGATCGCTTCTATCGCTTCGCCGAACAGTTGAAGCACTACAAGGGCGAGTGGGCGCATCAGTTCATTCATCTCGAACCGCATCAGCAGTTTCGTCTCGGGTCGGTCCTCGCCTGGGTCCACCGGGACACCGGCCTGCGGCGCTTCCGCACGTCGTACAACGAAGTGCCGCGGAAGAACGGCAAGAGTCTCGAAGCCGCCATCATGGCGCTCTACCTGACGTTCTTCGACGGTGAACCCGGGGCCGAGGGCTACATCATCGCGACGAAGCGCGAGCAAGCGCGGATCGTCTTCAACGACTGCGCGCAACTGGTCGCGTCAAGTGGCTTGCGGTCGCGCATTCTGGCGCGGACGGCCAACCTGCATCGCACCGATACCGCGTCGAAGCTCGAGCCACTGGGCGCCGACCGGGACTCGACCGACGGACTCAACCCGCATGTCGTGACGATCGACGAAGCGCACGCGATGAAGTCGCGCGGCATGATCGACGTCATGGAAACGGCGACGGGCGCGCGGCGTCAGCCGCTCATCAACTGGATTACCACCGCGGGCAATGACCCCGTGTCGCCGTGCGGCGATCAGCACAGCTATGCCTGCCAGGTGCTCGACCAGGTGCTCGACGATGAGACGTTGTTCGCGTTCATCGCGCACGCCGACGAGGGCGACGACTGGCGCGACGAAGCGACGTGGAAAAAGGCCAACCCGAATTACGGCGTGTCGGTCCAACCGGCCGACCTCCGGGCGCTGGCGTCCAAGGCGGTCCACATGCCGGCGGCGGCGGCGGCGTTTCAACAGAAGCGCCTCAACGTCTGGGTCAACGTCGACGCGCCCTGGCTGTCGCTGGACGGCTGGCGCGCCGGGCAGACGACCTGGACGCTCGACGACATGGCCGGCGCCCCGTGCTGGGTCGGTATCGACCTGTCCTCGAAGATTGACCTCACCGCCGTGGTGCTGGTCTTCCCGCCGACCGAGACGCGGCTGGCCTGGCGGGTCGTGCCGTGGTGCCTGACGCCGGCCGACACGCTCGAGGAACGTGCCCACCGGGACCGGGCCCCATACCGCGAGTGGGTCGAGGCGGGCTATCTGCGGACGAACCCGGGCAACCGCATCGACCAGGGCGTCGTGATCGACTGGGTGAAGGACGCGGCACGGCTGTTTGCTGTGCAGCAGGTCGGGATTGACCCGTGGTCGGCGCCGAGTCTCTCCGCGGCGCTCGAGGCCGAAGGGCTGACGGTGGTCGAGGTCCCGCAAACGCTGGCGTAGATGTCGGAACCGGCGAAGGAGTTCGAGGCCGACGTCCTCGACGGCCTGGTCGACGCCGGCGGGCATCCGCTCATGGCGTGGTGCGTCTCGAATGTTGTGGTACAACGGGACGGCAAGGACAACATCTATCCCGTGAAAAAGCGCAGCCGCGGCCGCATCGACCCGGTCATCGGCGCGTTAATCGCCCGGAAGCTCGCCGCGCTCGAGCCCGCACCCGCCCCCGTCCCGGCGTATCAGATGCTGGTCTTTGGAGGGCCGTCATGACCCACGACGATTCGCCCCCGCCGCGCCGCCGGGGGGCGCCCGCCGCTCGACACCGCCGACCCGACGACAGTCCAGGTCCAAGTCCGTCTCCCGACGCGCCAGTACGACCGCCTGTATGCACGGGCGGCCGCGCAGCGCGTCACCGTCCCCGAACTGGTCCGCCGCGCCGTGCGGCGCGACCCGTAACGCTGCTGGAGGTTTCGCCGATGCCACTCGATTACCGCCGTCTTGCGACGTTCCTGGGGCACCCGTCGAACGGGTCCATCGTCGGCTCGGACGTCTTGACCCTCATCCGCAGTGGGTCGTTCCCGGCCGTCGCCTGGGACGAACATGCCTACGAATGGCCGACCGCCGACATCCTGACGTGGTCGGGCATGGTCGCGCCGACGGTGACCGCGCTCGTCCCGGCAACGGCGACGATCGGCGATCCGAACTTCACGCTGCATGTGCAGGGGACCGGGTTTACGCCGGGGTCAGTGATTCTCTGGAACGGCGGCCGGGAGGCGACGGTGTTTGTCTCGGCGACGGAGCTGACGACCGGCGTCAACATGGCGACGGCGACGACGGCGGTGCCGATTCCGGTCGCGGTGGAAGTGGGCGAAGTGCTGGTGACGAACAGCCTGACGTTCACCCTGCTGCCGCTGGCGGTGGCCGATCCGACCGGGACCGGCGGCGACTGCGCGCCCGCACCATCGCCGGCGGCGCGGCGGCGCTAAGACCGTTGATCGGATCGCACCGCGTTGGCGATGGCCGCGACGAACCCGCAGTCACACTCGCCGATCTGACCGGAGCATCCCGGCCCGTGCTTGCCGAACGCAGCCAGTACCGCCAGAAGCTTGTCTCTCTGAGCCGTGAGTTCCTTTACATAGTTCAAGGTGTGCTCAACGGTGATGCCATCACATTTCGGACAAAGGAGGTCCGTCATTGAATCAGCCCTTCGTATAGGGATTATTGGTACCCAAAGGTACCGTAAATAGGCGGAGCCGCGGGTCGGCGTACACCATCCCTTGCGGTGTCCGTCCTCGATCGCACCTACGCCGTTCTCGAGGTCAAAGCCGTCGACGCGGCGACGCGCACCATTCGCGGCATCGCCTCGACGCCGACCGTTGACCGCCACGGCGACATTCTCGAACCCACCGGCGCCACCTTCAGTAATCCCGTTCCGCTCCTGTTCCACCACGACATCCATCGCCCCATCGGCCACGCCACGCTGACCGCGACCGCCGACGCCATCACGTTCTCGGCGTCGCTCGCGGTCGTCGAGGCCCGCGGCGCCCTGCGCGACCGCGTGGACGAAGCCTGGGACGCGATCACCGCCGGCCTGATGCGCGGCGTGTCGATCGGGTTCCGCGTGCTCGAGGACGGCGTCAAGACGCTCAAGAGCGGGCACCGGCAGTTCCTCAAGACCGAGATCGTCGAGCTGTCGCTCGTGACGATTCCGGCCAACTTCGACGCGACGATTCTCAGCGTCAAGTCGCTCGATGCGCCCCACCTCGCCGCGATTGGCGATACCCCGGCCGGCGTTGCGGCCTCACTCCCAATCGTGCGCGTGAAAGTCGCGCCCCGCATGAAGCAGACCGTTACCGAACAAATCTCCGCGTTTGAAGCCACCCGCGCCGCCAAGGCCGCGCGCATGACCGACCTGATGTCCACGGCCGCCGAGACGGGCGTCACGCTCGACGCCGGCCAGACCGACGAGTACGACGGGTTCGAGCGCGACGTCACCGCGATCGATGCCCACCTGGTGCGCCTCCGGGCGCTCGAGCGGTCGCAGGTCGCCGCGGCGACGCCGGTCGTCCCGGCGACCAAACCGGCCGGCACCTTCCCGATCGTGCAGGTCAAGTCGCTGCTGCCGAAGGGGACCGGGTTTACCCGGGTCGCCATGGCGATTGCGGCGTCGAAGGGTAACCCGCTGATGGCGGTCGAGCACGCCAAGCAATGGCAGGATTCGACGCCGGAAGTCGGGCTCTACCTCAAGGCGGCGGTCGCGCCGGGCTCGACGACGGACCCGGCCTGGGCCGGTGCGCTCGTCGCGGTCGAGAACATCACGAACGAGTTCATCGAGCTGCTGCGGCCGGCGACCATCATCGGCCGGATTCCCGGTCTCCGCATGGTCCCGTTCAATGCGTCCGTGCCGGTGCAAAGCGCTGGCGGCGCGTACGGGTGGGTCGGCCAGGCGAAGCCGAAGCCGGTCACCAAGCTCGGATTCGGGACGGTGAAGCTCGAGATGTCCAAGGCGGCCGGGCTCATCATCTTGACCGAGGAACTGGTCCGGAGTCCCGGCCCGTCGGCGGAAGCCATCTGCCGCGCGGACATGATCGCGGGCATCGCGGCGTTCCTCGATACCCAGTTCATCGATCCGGCGGTGGCGTACGTCGCCAACGTCAACCCAGCCAGCATCACGAACGGCATCACGCCCATCGCGGCGTCGACGCCGATCGACCCGCTGAAGGACGTGCAGAAGCTGCTCGGCGCGCTGGCCGCGGGCAATATCCCGCTCGGCGGCACGGTGCTGATCATGTCGGAAACCAACGCGCTCGCGTTGGGGTTCTCGCGGGACGCGCTCGGGAACAAGCTGTTCCCCGGCGTCGGTGTCACCGGCGGCTCGATCGAGGGCATCACGGTGGTGACCAGCAACGCCGCGGGCACGAACGTGATCGCGTTGGCGCCGTCGACGGTGCTGATCGCCGATGACGGCGGCGTGTCGATCGACGTGTCGCGCGAGGCGTCCGTACAGATGGACTCCGCGCCGATGTCGCCGGCCGATGCGACGACGGTCTACGTCTCGCTCTGGCAGAACAACCTGGTCGGGTTGCGCGCGGAGCGGTTCATCAACTGGAAGCGCGGCCTTGACGCGGCCGTCAAGTACGTGAGTGGAGCGACCTACACGCCGGCCGCGGTCTGAACACCGTCGATGGACCTGTTCGGGTACACCGTTTCCGTCACCAAGGCGCTCACGTCGCCGCGCCGCCCGCTCACCCCCCTGAGCGGCGCGGCCGGCGGCGGTCCCTGGCGCACCATCCGCGAACCCTCCACCGGCGCCTGGCAGCGCAACGAAGACATCCGCGTCGAAACCTCGCTGTCCTACGCCCCGGTCTTCGCCTGCGTCACGCTCATCGCCTCCGACATCGCCAAGCTCCGGCTCCGCCTGGTCGAACAGGACGACGAGGGCATCTGGCACGAGACGACCAACCCGGCGTACTCGCCGGTCCTCCGCTCACCCAACCGCTATCAGACCTTCGTCAAGTTCGCCGAACGCTGGATGCTGTCGAAGCTCACGGCGGGCAACACATACGTGCTGAAACAACGCGACGGTCGCGGCGTGGTCGTGGCGATGTACATCCTCGACCCGGCGCGGGTGACACCGCTGGTCGCCGCGGACGGCAGCGTCTACTACCACTGCGCCCGCGACGAGATGGCGGGCATCGAAGACCTCGACCCGGCCCGCGGCGGCGGCATCACCGTCCCGGCGTCCGAGATTCTCCACGACATGATGTGCCCGATTTTCCACCCGCTCTGCGGCGTGACGCCGTTGTACGCGTGCGGGCTGGCGGCACTCCACGGCCAGACGATTCAACAGAGCTCGTCGAAGTTCTTCGCCAACGGCAGCCAACCCGGCGGCGTGCTGACGGCGCCCGGCCAAATTGCCAACGAGACGGCGCAGCGGCTCAAGGAGTACTGGGAAGCGAACTTCGCCGGCGCCAATGTCGGGCGCGTCGCGGTCCTGGGCGACGGGCTGAAGTACGAAGCCATGACGGTCAACGCCGTCGACTCGCAGTTGATCGATCAACTGAAGTGGACCGCCGATACCGTCTGCTCGTGCTTCCACGTGCCGGCCTACATGATCGGCGTCGGGCCGCCGCCGCCCTACGCGAACGTCGAGCCGCTCCTGCAGCAGTACTACTCGCAGTGTATCCAGTCGCTGTTGACGTCGTTCGAGGCGGTCCTCGATCGCGGGCTGGAGTTCAAGACCCCGTCGATCGGGGTCGAGTTCGACATCACCGACCTGCTGTGGATGGATACGGCGACGCGGACCAAGGCCGCGGCCGATGCGATCGGCGGCACGGTCATGTCCCCGAACGAAGCGCGCTGGCGGTACTTCGGCTTGGGCAGTGTGCCGGGCGGCGCCTCCCCGCTGGCGCAGCAGCAGTACTTCTCGCTCGCCGCCCTGGCGCAGCGTGACGCCAGCAAGCCGTTTGACACACCAGTCGCCGCGACCATCCCGGTCGCTGCGGACGACGCCGCGGACAAGAAGGCGCTTTCCGCGGTGCTGAAGCCGGCGACGACGAAAGCGATGACGGCCTATGCGGCTTGAGGTCCTCGCGGAGACGGTCGCGGAAGTGATCGCGGCGACGGTTGGGCCGTTGCAGCAACGGGTGACGGCCGTCGAGCGGGCCTGGGCGCGGGCCGAGGAAGCGATGGTCACGCCTGCGCTCGTCGCCGACGTGTCCCGGCGGCTGGACGTGGTGACTGCGAGCGTCGGCGAGGTCGAGATCCGCAGCCTGGCGGCCTGTGCCGCGGTGCGCGAGCGGGTCGCCGTCCTCGAGACGCGCGAACTGGTGCCCGGCCCACCTGGACCGCCCGGCCCTGCCGGCGTGGACGGCAAGGACGGCACGCCCGGGCTGCGCTACTGCGGCGTCTTCGTCGACGGCAAGGACTACGACCTAGGCGACGGCGTCACGTGGGCGGGCTCGCTGTGGCACTGCAACGGGCCGACGACGTCCCGGCCGGGCGAAGGGTCGAAGGTCTGGACGCTGATCGTCAAGCGCGGCCACGAGCCGCGAAAAGGGGAGTGGTCGCTGCCGGGCGGCCTGCTCGACCTCGGCGAATCACTCGCCGACGCGGCGCGCCGCGAGGTGAAGGAGGAAACGGGCCTCG